CAGCAGGCTCACGCAGCGTGGGTCGCTGCTGGTAGAGTCGGGAGTATCGTGGCTGGGACGGGGTTTGGCAAGAGCAGGGTAGCTGTGATGGAGGTAAAAAGGCTGTTAGAAGATTGTGCTTGTAAGGGGCAGCCTGTGCTAATTGTCACGCCTACTGAAAAGTTGCGAGATGAAAACTGGCCGACTGAGTTTGAAGCTTGGGGTGTAAAACCTCTATGGGATGGTGTCAAAGCTATCTGCTTTGCTTCCCTCAAGAATGAGATGGGCAAGAAGTACAAGCTGGTGATACTCGATGAGGTACATAGGCTCACATCTCTCTCAGCCCAAGCCTTCAAGGAAACCGGAGTCAATACCCTCGTGACCTTCTTGGCAGCCAATCTTGCAGAAGCCGTGATGGGCCTCACTGCTACCGTCCCAGACCCGAAGCGTGACCCAGACAAAGCACGTATCATAGCCCAGATTGCCCCTGTCGTCTTCACATACAGCCTTGACCAAGGTGTGAGCGATGGGATGATACGGGACTACGAGATTCGTGTCATACAAACCGTGCTGGACGACAGCCGGAAGAACATCCTTGCTGGTACGAAGGACAAGCCTTTCATGACCACGGAGGCCAAGCACTACGAGTACCTCGAGAAGCAGATAAAGAAGTGGCGCATGTTGGCTGCCAGAGAACCTGTACCAGCTAAGAAAGCTAAGCTTGACAACCTGGCTATGTTTGCCACGATGGCACGCAACCGGTTTATCTATAACTCTGCTACCAAAACAAACCTTGCCGCACGTTGCATTAAGGCTATCAGGGATGGCAAGAGGACACTGGTATTCTGCGGAAGCATAGACCAGGCCAACGAGTTACTGGGGGAAGCCGTGTACCATAGCAAGAGTAATAGCCAAGCTTACACAGCCTTTAACAAGAAGGAACTGGATATACTTGGTGTGGTGAACGCGGCGAATGAGGGTATAAATTTTACAGACTTAGACCAGAGCCTTGTCATTCAGGTTGACAGCAATGAGCGTTCCATCACCCAAAGAGTGGGAAGGAACCTCCGCCTGGGACTTAACGGAAAGGCAATCATCTACATCCTGGTTGTACAGAACACAGCCGATGAGAGATGGCTGGAGAAGAGTTTAGAGGGGTTTGATTCCCAGAAGGTAAAATATTACTCACACAAAAGCGTACCAGCATGACACCAGAGCAAAAAGCAGCATACTTAGCCGACCCAACTTACTGCCCTTACTGTCACAATTCAGAGATTTCAGCAGGGCACATGGATTGGGATGCTAGGGCATTACCTGTACAGTGTGACTCGTGTCGAAAACGTTGGTGGGATTGTTATACACTTACTGACATACAACTCGCAGACGAAGAAGATGAACAACCTACAACAAGCAGTTCAGTACCTGATGGACAACCAGTACATGGTGTGCATCAAGGGGAAGTACAAGGTGACGGCCAAGTTCATGAAGGAGATGACAGGGCTGGAGACGGGACTGGTGATGCTTCCGAGCGGCCCGGTGGTAGCAGAACACCCCTTGCCGGCTATCGCTTCCACGACTGATTGGCCAGCCTTGTACACAAGGTTCATCCTCGAAGCCGAAGTGCCACAGCGCTGTGAAGGCAAAGACGGTAGCTACGACCTAAACAAGTACAGCGAGCCTGCCATGAAAGCCTTCAGGAAGATGGTGGAACGTGAGGGTGTCAAGTATCCGGTGCTGGTTAAAAGCACACTGCTGTATTACAAGACACACAAGAGCTATGCTGTCACCATCAGCCGATACATCGTTGACGGGCTGTGGAGGAGCGATTATCAGGCCCTGCTGGCTTCAGCCGCAGACGGGAGAATTGAGGAACACATTAAACAAGAGATAGATGGAAACACAGAATTCAACCGGTATAGGCGGGGCTAAGCCAAAGGTCACATGGGAAATTCCTGATGAAGAGGTTGAATGGGCTGAGTTAGAAAAGCAGTGGGCTGTTAAGAAGGAGGACACGTTCATTGACACTGTGAACCGTGGCAGGCAAGGCTTGAATGAAGGGTTGGACAATGGTTTGAAGGATATTAACAAATACATCCACGGCACACACAGGGGTAGGTATATCCTTATCGGGGCTGACAGCGGCGTCGGTAAGACCACTATTGCAGACTTTATGTACCTGTTTTCCCTCTGGATTGCCTGCAAAAGGCTGGGTATCAAGCTGTATGTGAAGTACTTCAGCTTTGAGATTTCAGCTACAGAAAAGAAAGCCAGATGGGTGTGCCAATGGATTAAGCGTATGTACAAAGCAGATTTATCCTCTGACTACATCTTAGGTCGTATTCCTGGACAGCCTTTGTCCGACGTGCATCTGCGGATGGTGCTTAGGGGGTATGCTATGGTAGAGGAGATGTTACAAGACATTGACATCATTGACCACATGCTACATCCTACAGGCATGCTGAATAAGCTGATTGAAGACCACTACGAGAAGATAGGCACTGTCATTCGTGATGTGCCGAAGGAAGGTAAGAAGAAAGGCATGATACGCAGCTTTAAACCTAACGACCCCCGGGCTTTCACTCTTGTGGTAGTAGACCATTTGGCGCTTATCAACGTGGAAGCTGGAGCTATCAACACCAAAGCAATCATGGATAGGTGGAGTATGTACTCTGTACAGCTCCGTAATATCTTTCAAGCTACAATTGTTCAAATCCAGCAGTTCTCCACAAGCATGATGAGTGCTTACAGGGAGCAAAAGCGAACTGAGGTAGCTATTGCTCCACAGAGATTAGATTTTGGCGACAGCTCATACACTTATCGCGATGGGGATGTTGTAATAGGCTTAGTGAAGCCTATACAATATAACCTAAAGACCTTCCACGGTTATACAGTTGACGACTTACAATCGCATCTACTGGCAGCCTATCTCATGAAAAATAGATACGGCCCTGCAGACAAGATGTTTCCCTTGTTTATGAACCCAATAGCCGGGATGTTCTGGGACTTACCTGAGCATCCTTTAGACCCAGCCTTACAATTCTTCATTGACGAAGCTAAACGATTAGACACATTATGAGCGTAACACTACCAACACGGGCTAACCCCGTCAAGGCCACAAGGATTGGCCCTAAAATCCTTATCATGTACAGCCTTCCCAAGGTGGGAAAGACAGAGCAACTTACAGAGTTAGCCAAGATGGCTGACTGCCTTATTGTGGACGCTGAGCAGCCTCATGGCACAGACACCTATGAGACCACAGCCATGAAGGTTGACAATATGGCCCAGGTAAAATACGTACCAAAGCTGATTAAAGATGCCGGAGCCAAGCTGGTAGGTAAGCCAGGCTTAGCCCAGTTTCCGTATACATTCATAGCCATTGACACGATAGATGCTGTGGAAGACATGGCCGAGCTATCTGCCACTGAAGCTTACAAAGAAACCACCATCGGCAAATCGTTCAAAGGGCGGTCTGTATTGGAACTGCCCAATGGGGGCGGCTATTACTACTTACGCCAGGAAGTGATGGATGTGATAGATGCTTACGCAGCCTGTTGCCCGTACCTCATCCTGATTGTACATGTGAAGGAAAAGCTGATAGCCACGAAAGATGGAGCTGAAGTGAAAGTGAATGACATTTCCCTCACCGGTAAGCTTTCATCTATTGTATGTGCGCGGGCAGATGCCATCACATACCTCTACCGCAACAACAAAGGCGAACTGAGGATGTCATTCCAAACCTACGATGGTGCAGTGATGGGTGCCAGACAGAAGTATTTGGCTGGTAAAGACTTGCCATTCAGTTGGACTACCATCTACCCGGAGGTATTTGGAATTGACCCAGCTACTTTGTCTGCAGCGCCAGCAAACTCTGCTCTACCTGAAGGAGTTAAATCAGCCTTAAAAATTTCGAAAGCTATATTCGCTTAACCATGGCCATAGAAGCTAAAGTCATCGCTGACTCCCGTAACGAGTTCGGGCAGCGTATCACATCATTCCTGCTCTTGTTCCCACGCATTGTGCTGGCAGAGTTCAACACACACCGCATGTTCAGCCGCAATTCGGCCAGCAGCCGTGTAATTAAACAAGCATAGTATGCAAAATATACTAAAATTCCAAAAGGAAATTTACGACACCAATGTAGCCAAAGGCTTTTGGGAAGCCGGGCAAGACCGTAACAAAGGCGAAATGGTGATGCTGATTATCACTGAACTGAGTGAAGCTGTAGAAGCTGACAGAAAAGGACGGAGGGCTTTGGCTGACAAAAACCATCAAGCATTAAAGTTCTTACGTGGCGAAATCAGTACAGCAGAATATAGTCTTCTGTCTTCTGTAAACACAGATGCTGAGTGGCTTGATTGCTTCTTAAGTACAGTGAAAGACACAGTGGAAGATGAAATTGCTGACACTGTAATCCGTATCCTGGACTACTGTCATGGTTTTGAAATTCCTTTAGAAGACCACAATGTTACAGGAGAATCTTCTGGAAACTTTGCCGCTGATGTTCTTCGTATTGTAGATGTAGTTGTGTTAATGATGAATAAGCACAATGCAATCTGTCAATGGGGATATGTACTGGCAGTTATTTTCAAATTCTGTACTTGGTACAACATCAACCTTGAACAGCACGTAGCTTGGAAGCTCAGGTACAACCAATCCCGCCCACATAAACACGGCAAGGTTTATTAAGCCACAGCCAATTCATTAATCATTCAGTTTTCAATTTCAAGTATATGTTAGATTTCCTAATGAGCGCTACACTCAGCGATGTAGCAGAGCAGACATCAACACGTAAGGCACCGGCCAAAAAGCAACGCAACCCAGAGGGGCTTGCCATCCGCGTATTCCGTGACGGAAGCGTGTATCCTTCAGCCGAGCTGGTAGAAAAGTTCCAGCTTGAATACACAGATAAGAGCAGTCCATTTGTGGGCTACGGCTTTGATGTGATTGACACTAACTTGTATCCGCATTTTGCCACACCCAAGCGTATCCTGTTGGTAAACCCAGTGAGTCGCAACCAGCCCAAAGTAGACTTGTTTGCAAGCACTACCTACGAAGAGACTGGCAAACCTAAAGCCTCAGTGCTTGACCAGGGTGCCAAAACTTTCGGTATGGATGAATTGATACCGTTAGTGGAAGACATCTATGGCCTAACGTTTTACAAACCTGCTATGGAAGCCAAAGACGGTACCCCGGCCCAGGCTGAGGTAGCAGGTGCTGAGTATGTAGACCTGGTGCTTGTGGCTAACCCTGCCACTGGCTTGCCTTGGGCTAAGTCCATCACTAACATACCCAAGAAAGTAAGCCGCGGCAAAAACGCCGGCCAAGTGACAACCCAACGCAGGGAGAACACAGCGTTTTACGCTTTGGTACCATTAAGCTCTATACAGCCTGTAGCTGACGGCGACGCTCAAAACGCGGCACAACTGGCTGATAACCAGCAAGAAGCAGAAGATGTGGAAGTGGAAGCGGCAGCTATGGCCGTTTCTGCCAACCCATTTGAGTAATGCATTTTCAGAATGGACGGCAGTAACTTAGCCGTCCATTCCTTTTACAAATTCACAATTCGTAATTCGCAAATCCAATACATACAGTATGGCAATCACAGTCGGCATCAACAACAACGTTGTAATCAAGAGTGCAGTAATCAATGACAAGAAAAGGCTGGTAATCGAGCTTGCAGAGGCGAGTAAGAAGAGCCTGTTTGACGAGGCCCTGACAGCGGGCGTGGTAGGTGACAGCTCAAACCTTTCCTTGCAGATATTCGGGCCGTTGCTACCTAAGAAAGAGGAAATGACACAGGCCCAAAAGGCAGAAATGCTGCACAGGGACTTGAAGAAGCTCAAGAATATCCTTACACAGATACTTGAGCAGTTCCTTACCACTGACGCCATTGACTTGAATAACTTTGACATTCAATTTGCAGGCACGGGCGTTACCCCAGAAAACTACGAAACACGCATTCTTGACCAAGACGTGTTGAACCGTATCTACGACAACCTCGCTGGCCGGTTCGTGCAACTGATAGCACCGTTCCAGAACGACAAAACCACACCACTCCGTTTCAAGCTGATACGCCAGAGCAAGGAAAAGCACTTCGCTACCATTCCTGACCCAGGCAAATTTGCCGAGACGTTTGTGGAACATGCCAACATACCTGCCGAACAGAGCAAGGTGAAATTTAGCAAATGGGAAATTGACAACGGATTAGATGACCCCACCCCTTCTTCAGTTGATAAGGCTGAGAAGAAAAGTGGCTCTACAGCGGCAGCTGCCGAGGCCACGAACCCGTTTGCTTAATCCGTTTACTTTCTATCCTATGGGGACTACTCTAATTGATGTAGACAACATTCTCGAGTTCGTGGATGAGTACACATTGTACTGCCATTACTTAGAGTTTGAGCCTGACATAAAGCAGAATTACTTGTCTCCGTTGCGTGACGATGATGAAACACCCTCTTTTGCCATCTATCCTTCCCTGAAGTATCCAGACCGAGAGTTTCTGTGGAAGGATAGTGGTGGTAGGGGAGAACGTGGAGAAATCATTCAGCTTGTAAAGAAACTGTATGGCTACCTAACTGAGTGGGAGGCTGTGGCACGCATTAAGAGTGATTTCGGCTTAGGCGGGCAAATGGAGGCC